GGTGGCTTCTTTGCACGCAACTCCTAGATTTGTGGGGGTTTACACCCACTTTCCCATCATATGAGCAGCAAACAGACGTACTCTGCGGAGAAATTGGGCGCTTTGTTCGGCGTCCACCCGCGGACCGTTCTGAATTGGATCAATTCTGGATGCCCGGCGCAAAAAGAGGGCCGGTCGTGGGCGCTCGATCCTGCTGAGGTGCACGAATGGCGAGTAAAGCGGGAACGCGATCGCACGATCACCGAAATGGGAATGGTGGACGAGGCCCAAGCCCGCCGGCGAAAGATGGCGGCCGAGGCCATCAAGGCCGAGATCGAAGCGTCGAAGATGGCGGGCGATGCTCTGGGAATTGCCGAATGGCAAGCCGCCCATGCCGCCCTCATCGGAACGGCACGGGCGAAACTACTGGGGCTCGGGGTGCGATTGGCTCCCGAGTTGGCACTGATGACAGACACGACCGAGTGTCAAGACTTCATCGATAACGCAGTCCGAGAAGTATTGAGCGAGTTGTCAGACTTTGAACTACCAGATCACATCGGAAGCGGTGCTCAACCTGCGATCGGTAGCCCGGAAGGTGGCGAAGTTGTGGGCGCCGCCTCCAGAGCTAACCGTAAGCGAGTGGGCGGACGCCGAGCGAAAGCTTAGCTCCGAGTCTGCGGCCGAGCCCGGTCGCTATCGGACAAGCCGTACCGAATACGCGCGGGGCATCATGGATGCTTTCAACGACCCAGCGGTGAAAGACGTTGTTGTCATGTCTTCGTCCCAGGTCGCCAAAACAACAATCCTCGAAAACGTTGTTGGCTATTTCATCCACCACGACCCGTCGCCCATGATGATCATCTTCCCGACGCTGGACATGGCGGAATCGTTCTCCAAGGATCGCCTGGCGCCAATGATTCGCGATACCTCAGTGCTGCACGCTCGGGTTGCGGAAGCTGGCAGCCGGCGAGGCGATAACAAAATTCTCCATAAGAAATTCCCCGGTGGGCATTTGACCATCAGCGGTTCGAATTCACCTTCTTCGTTGGCCTCTCGACCGATCCGGATCTTGCTGGGCGACGAGGTGGACCGGTACGAAGCCTCTGCGGGTACCGAAGGCGACCCGATCCGGCTAGCTACCAAGCGTACTACCGCATTCTGGAATGCCAAGCGCGGCTGGTTCAGCACTCCCGGATTGGCCGGAGTATCTCGAATAGAGCGGCTGTACGACCAGTCAGACCGCCGCCGCTTCTTGGTTCCCTGCCCGCATTGCAGTCTCGAGCACGAAATCCTTTGGGACGGACTGAAGTGGACTGAGGGCAAGCCGATCATCGCGGCGGACGGAGCGCGCATCCGCAGCGCAACGGATGCTTGGTTTGAATGCCCTGGGTGCTTCCAGCGAATCGACGATACAGACCGTTGGCGCTCAATCAAGCAGGGGTATTGGCAAGCAACTGCCCCGTTTACGGGTATTGCGGGCTTCTGGCTTTGGCAGGGTTACAGCCCATTCAAGACTGCGCTCGATACGGCGAACGAATGGCTAAGCGCACTTGGGAGGCCAGAGGAAGAAAAGACGGTCAAGAACACGGTGCGCGGCGAGACGTGGCAGCAGGCCGGTGAAGCTCCGGACTGGGAAAAGCTTTGGCTGCGAGCACAGGCCTCGGTAAAGCCGGAAAAACTGCCTTTCTGGAAGATTGAAATACCCGGAGCGAATCCTGAAGATCCCAAACGCATCGAAAGCCGCGGCGTGCTGTTTCTGACAATGGGCATCGATGTCCAGCAAGATCGCGTTGAGTTCCAGATAGTCGGATGGGGCCGCGGAAAGCGGTCCTGGCTAATTCATTACGACGTCATTCCTGGTAAGTCTGCGGATTTGTCGAACCCTGATTCAGATTTGGCTCGTCGGCTTGATGCCGAACTTGATCGCTCCTACGTTCACGAAACAGGACTGAATTTACAGGTCAGTAAGGCAGCTATTGACTCAGGCTACGCGACGCAGGATGTGTACACCTGGGCGCGGCGTCATCCCGGCCGCGTCATCGTTGTGAAGGGGTATGACTCAGGCGTCGCGTTACTGGGAATACCGCAAGCCGCAGACATTCTGGCCAGTGGAAAAGTCGCCCGCCGCGCCGTCAAGGTGTGGCCGATGAATGTCTCAAAGGCAAAGGAAGAGCTTTACGGATGGCTGCGCATGTCAGTCGCTGGCGAAGGCGAGGACACGGCGCCGGGCTGGTGCGAATTCTACGACGCCGGCCGCGAGTTCTTCGAGCAGATTACCGCAGAGCAGTGGGTGATCCGGTACGTGAAGGGATTCGCGAGCGGCAGTTGGGAAAAGCGACGGGAGCGCAACGAGGCGCTAGACACACGCAACCTGGCACGCGGCGCCGCTGAAAACGTTGGAATCTCGCGGTGGCAAGACCAGCAGTGGGAAGCGCTGGAGGATCAATTCCGCGATGCGCAGCCGATCGCGCATCTGCCGGCGGTAGCCCAGGCGCCGCCTCCTAAGCAACCCGAACCGGCTCGGCCGGCAGCCCAACAGTCGGCACCCACTCAATACTGGAACCGCCGCCCCTCTTTCTGGAATCGATAGATGGCAAATTACACGACAGAGGAACTCGCCGCGGTGCGTAAGGCGATCGCTTCCGGAGCCATGCGCGTCGACTATGCCGACCGCTCGGTCATGTACCGCACGCAGGCAGAACTGTTAGCGCTTGAGCAGAGAATGATGGCAGATTTAGGACTCGTCGACACGGCCGGCTCCGGTGACCGTGCGAGATATTCGTTAGCTTCCTTTTCACGCGGATGAACTTACTCGATCGAGCGATAGCCTGGGTTGACCCAGCCGCCGCACTGAGGCGCGAGCGCGCCCGATTTGCGGCTATGCAGGTTCGCCTGGCCTACGAAGGCGCGAAAACCGGCCGCCGCACGGAGGGCTGGATTACTTCGGGGTCCAGCGGAAACGCCGAGTTAGGGATGAGCCTCGCGCAGTTGCGCAATCGCTCCCGGTCACTGATTCGGGATAATCACTACGCCGCGAACGCCTGCGAGCAGTGGCACGTATACCTGATCGGATACGGCGTCGGGGCGCAGATCGATAACGAGGTTTTTGCTGCAGCGTGGGCGAGCTGGACGCCACAGTGTAGCGCGGATGGCCTACCTCATTTCGAGGCGATTCAGAGGATTCTCGCGCGCACGGAGTTTGAGAGCGGAGAAGCCTTGCTGCGTCGCCGGTACCGACGCCGGCGTGACCAGATGGATATTCCCCTCCAGATTCAAACACTGGAGCCTGACTATCTGGATCACGAAAAAACGGTAACCCTTGCGGACGGCAGCGGTGGTTACATCATCCAGGGGGTTGAGTTTAATGCCTTCGGCAAGCGCGTAGCGTATTGGCTGTTTCCTCAGCACCCGGGCGAAGTCGCGATAACCACTCGACGGTCGATGGTATCTGAGCGGGTGGACGCTGCCGACGTCTATCACCTTTTCGACATGCGGCGACCTGGCATGGTCCGCGGGGTGCCCCGTTTGGCTCCAGTCTTGCTCCGCATGCGCGACTTGGATGACGTCGAGGATGCCTATATCATGCTGCAAAAGGTTCAAGCGTGCATGGCGGCGTTCGTCGAGCAACCCGAAGGCGATAGCCTCACGGTGAATAAATCGCAGACGGACAGCGTGACCGGAGCACGCTTAGAAATGATCGAGCCGGGCTCGGTCAATTACATGCGGCCTGGTGAGAAGGTAACCTTCTCCGCGCCGTCGATCGCGAGCGCATATGGCGAGTACAAGCGGGCGATCGTCCGCGACCTCGCTTGTGGCATCAGCTATCCATACGAGATCCTGAGCGGCGATAACTCACAGAGCAACTACAGCTCTAGCCGCGGTGGGAAGGTTGGGTTCATTCAAATGCTCGAGTCCCACCGCTGGTGCGTTCATATTCCCGCTTACGAGCGCGTGTGGGATTGGTTTGTGGAAGCTGGTGAAATCTCCGGCGCGCTACCGGTGGGAGCTGGTGTCCGTCCGCAGTGGGCACCGCCGCCGATCCCGATTCTGGACCGCGAGACGGAGGCCAAGGCAGACGCGCAGGAGCTCGCCAATGGCTCTGTTACATGGCCGCAGTTGTGCGCGAGCAAGGGCTACACGGCAGATAAGCAGTTCCAGGAAATTCAGGAATGGATGCCAAAATTGCGAGCCGCCGGGCTCGCTATAGGAGCAAAGCAAAGTGACAACAGTCAATCTACCCCTGCAGCGGCTTGAAGCCACCCTGAAGGCGCGTCCGCAAACCGATACAGGGGAGCGTCGCGCGGATATGGTGTGGTACACGGGAGCGACGATAACTCAGTTCTCGTTCGCGCATGGCGTTCACGACCTGACACTTTCGATGGACCCCTCGCACGTGCGTATGGGCCGATTGAACTCCGGCCGCGCTCCGCTGCTTCTCAACCACGCGGATTACTCCGTTAGGAACGTAGTCGGAGTCATTGAGAGCGCAACCCTGCAGGGTGCATCGGTGCGCTTCTCGAATAACGAGAGTGTCGCTCCGATTTGGCGTGATGTGCAGGATGGAATTCTCGCCAATGTTTCAGTAGGTGCGCGACTGCACAAGCTGAAGGAGACCACCAAGGATGGCGATACGCGGCGGTCCTTTACTGCCGTTGACTGGGAGCCCCATGAGGTCTCCATCGTTCCCGTGGGAGCGGATCCCGGCGCAAGTTTCAAGGCTTCGCAATCGACCGATTTTGTGGTCGAGGTAGAGGTCATCAAGTTCGGGGCACCGACTGCCCCCATTCCCGAAGAAACGGAGGTTTCAGCAATGCCTGAGACAACTACCCAGGGGCAGCCGAATACTGGCCCCGATATCGCTCAACTGCGAGCCGAGGCGCAAGCCGAAGAGCGCAAGCGAGTAACCACACTTCAACAGCGAGTGAAAGCGGCAGGCTTGGCGGTGGAATTCGCCGAGCGCCACATTACCGATGGATCTTCCCTCGACATCGTGACTGATGCGATCTTCGCTGAACTCTCCAATCGAACGAGCACTGGAACCCGCCCGGGCCAATCGTTCGCTGCCGTCGACGTGGACGAACGCGACAAGCTTCGCGCCGGCCTGTCTGTCGCGTTGGCCCATCGCGTTTCCACCGCCAATAAACTCGACGACGACGCTCGCGAGTTTGCAGGCATGTCTCTCGTCGAGATGGCGAAAGAATGCCTACTGCGTTCCGGTGCCCCCGTTCGCCGGATGAGCCGCACGGAAATCGCGGAATGCGCGTTGAACCTGGCCCGCTTCGGCGGTCAGCACTCAACCTCAGACTTTCCTTACATCCTCGCTGACGTCGCCAACAAGTCGATGCTGGCGGCGTATCAGTACGCGAATCCAACCTATCTCCGCTGGACCCGCAGCACGACCGCTCCGGACTTCAAGCAAATCAAGCGGCTGCGCCTCGGTGAAGCCCCGGCCTTGCTTGAGGTGGTAGAGGGCGGCCAGATCACTTTCGGCACCATGACCGAAAGCAGGGAAGTCTACGCGCTGTCGACCTACGGTCGTCGCGTGGGCATTACCCGGCAGGCCATCATCAATGACGACCTGCAGGCGTTTCAGGCAATTCTGCCCGCCATGGGCCTGCAGGTGGCTCGCCTTCGGAATCAGACCGTCTATGCCATCCTGACGGCCAACGCCAATATGGGCGACAGTAATGCTCTGTTTGACGCCACCAACCACGGCAATTACACTACCCCCGGCACCGCTATCTCCATCACGAGCCTGGATGTTGGCCGCGCCGCAATGATGGTGCAAACAGGCCTCGATGGCGCCACGAAGCTGAACATCGCGCCGCGGTTCCTAATCGTGGCTCCGGGCAAGCTTCTGCTTGCTCAGCAGTACACCACGCAGGGTGGAATCAATCCCGCCGTTCAGACCAACATCAACCCGTTCGCCGGCGTTTTGGAGCCGATCGCAGACGCCGAATTGAGCGGAAACACCTGGTATCTCGCTGCCGACCCGGCAGTCGGGACCATCGAATACTGCACCCTGGAAGGCGCTTCTCAGCCGCGCATCATGTCCCGTGAGGGATGGGAAGTTGAAGGCGTGGAGTTCAAGGTGGTCGACGACTTCGCCGCGAAGGCTGTTGACTGGCGCGGTCTGTATAAAAACGCTGGCGCGTAATTCTCGGCCACGCAGAAGGAGAAATTGAGATGAAGAATTTCATCATGGAGGGTGATGTCCTCACCCTCACTGCACCTTACACCGTGGCTTCCGGGGCGGGCGCCAAGATTGGCGCTCTCTTTGGAGTCGCAGTCAAAGATATCACCAGCGGCGCAACGGGCGCGTTTCAGACGTGCGGCGTATTCGACCTGGCCAAAGACACGTCGGTATTCTCCGCCGGGGATAAGGTCTGGTGGGATGACACCAACAAATGCGCAACCAGCACTGCGGCTGGAAACATGCGGATCGGACGCGCGGTAGCGTCGGCACTGACCGGCGGCGCGACAGTGCGGGTAATGCTGGACGAGGCTGGCGTACCGCGGTTCTTCGTATCGTCTGAGCAGACCGGCACCGGATCGTCGCAGAACGTCGCCCACGGGCTCGGCGTCACGCCGAGTTTTGTACTTATCGCGCCAACCGACCTGACTCCTGCAACGGTCGGATCATACGCTGTCACGGAAGGCACGCACACCAGCACCAACGTCGTCGTGACGGTAACGGCAAGCAAGAAATTCAAGGTGCTCGCGATCGCCTAATATCCCCTCCGTCCGGCCAACCCCAAACCCGGTCCCGCGAAACATCGGGACCGGGCAATTCTTTCGCGCGGGAATAACTATGAATCGAATCGCTTTAGCTCTGATTTATTTTTGCTCTTTGGCGCTGGGGCAAGAGCCTCCGCAAAACGTTCCGTACTTCGTCATCGTCAGGGAGGCCACGTCAACTACGGCGGAAAGCCTGGGGGTTACTCTGCCCGCTAACAGCGCGACCCGTGTTCACTTGGTTTCCGCCTGGGTATATTGCTCTGCTGGTGGCGATGCCACGCAAACGCAAGATTCCACACTTAGTGGAACCACTGTAACCCCCGTTGCCGTTTCGATTCGGGGCGCTACTTCGGCGGTAACCGCAGTCCGAAGTCTTACGCCGAGTGGAGGATCGAGTTTGCCGACGATCCCGATACCAGCCGGACAAGCTGTTCCGATTCCGCTGAATAGCATGATCCTCCCGGCCGGAAACGTTTCCGCGGCAAGCTATCGCATTTCCGCGGCGTGCACCTCTGGCACGATCCGATTGGCGCTGCTGTATTACGAGATGAAATGATCGACCTATCGATCGTAGATGATGCCGTGCTTTCGGTGTATGGAGATACCTACACATACTATCCGAAAACGGGAGCGTCCTACGACATCACGGCCGCTCGTGATTCTGGCGAACGTTTTCAGACATCGCAGCCTGGTGTTTACGCCTCGCTTCTGGTGAAAGTAGCAAACATGGAAGCCGAACCCGTCAAAGGCGATCAGGTGGTAGCTCCAGGCGGACGCGAAATCACGGCAGGAACTTACCGAGTAGCCGATATCTCAAAGGACGATGCGGGAGGGCGCGTGCTCCTCTTGCAGTGGGTCCGCCAATGATCCAGATCAACTGCAGGTGGAACGGACCAGCGAGGCTAAAGCTCGAAGGTCCGCAGATCCGCTCCAAAGGGATGCTGGCTGTGCTGCATGTGGGCCTGGAGGGCACCAAGGCGCGGCTCGCTCGCGGGCTTGACCAAAACGACCAGCCAGCGCGACCGCTCAGCACGCCATACGCGCGGCGTAAACGGGCGATGGGAAAGCAACCGGTGCGCGACCTGCGTCTCACTGGCGACTTTCTAGACAACCTGCTGGAGCGCTACGCGAGCGAAACGCAGGCAGCTGCCTACTCTGGCGGACCGAAAGCCCGCGTGAAAACGCAGTTGTATTGGGAAGACCTGATGTTTTCGGAAGCTACCCAGCGGCTCATGTCGGAAGAAGGCGAGCGACAGTTTGGGGCCGAGACGGAGCGCTTTCGCCGGCAGATCACGGGCGGTGGTGATTTGATCCGAGTGCCGTCTTACGAATTCCAGCGCAATCAGGCGTTATTTGATCGGACCTTCTGATGGCTGCTCCTGATTTTAGAAAAGTCGTACGCGACACGTTCAAAGCCGCGCTGAGCGCGGAAACGGACGGGTTCAATGCGCAACTGGCCGCGATCGCTTCGGACTATGATGTCAACCCGTTTTCCATCGACTGGGCAACTAACTCTGAGAACTTCATCCAGAGTTACATTGCGCCGGAGAAGGTAGACGTATCAGGGTTAATAAAGTTCCCCGGGGCCGTGCTGTACACATCCAAGGGCGTCGACGACAACAAAGGTCCCAAGGGCACGCGGTGGGGTGGCCAGATTCTGGCGCACTTCGATGTCTACCTACGCTTTCGGGCGCTCGACGATCCACAGTGGGACGGAAATCAGATCCCAGAATCGGCCGATACAGAATCTATGGCGGATGCGGTCGACGTGTCCGTGGTGGCCGCCGTGCGCGCCGCCAGCAGTAACTTCCAAACCGCTGGGCTGATTCTGGCGGGTATCAACTCATCGCGAGAACCGGTGCAGCAATTCGGAGACGGATACGGGCAACGGCTCGCTTTCACTTTCGGCATCAATCTAGGAGTAACGTAAATGGGGATTCTAAATTCTCGCGACGAGCACGTATACATTCAGGTGGCTCATCCCTACGTGGGAGAGGTGCCTAATTCAACGGGCACGGCTACTCTGGCGAATACCGACATCGTGCAGCACATTCGCATGCAGTTGAACCGCCAGGACAACGTGATCCGGTCCGCTGGTAAGACTGGAGCGCTGGGCATTCTGCCGGGCATCAAGGGCCGCCGCGGGGCTACATGGAGCGCGGAGTTCCCGTTCCGGCTAAGTGGCACCGCGGGCACGGCGCCGGACTTGGATCCGATCCTTGAAGCCATTTTTGGCGCGGCCGGGACTGATACACCCGCGACCAGCGTCGCCTACGCGCTTACGGACAACATTTCCGAACTCACTCTCTGGTCGTTCCTAACGCCTGCAGCCACGCACACGCCCCAACGCTGTTTGTGGGGCGGCGTGCTTGACGAGTTCGAACTGTCGAGCGGAGACGGAGAGCCGGTGTTGCGGTGCTCGGGCAGCGGCGCCTATGTCATTGACAAGCCCAACTTCTCGAACTTTTCGACGGCGGAAAAGGGCGGGCTATCAGCGTTTCCGTCCGAGCCTGCCAGCGGCGCGTTCACCGGACAGATCGTACCGGCGTTCACTGGATCGGTCACGCTCAACAGCGTGGGAACGTTCAAGGTTGAAAGCTGGTCGATTCGCGGCCGCTTCAACCGCTCCGCCCGCTACGCCTACGGTAGCTACCTCGCAACGGTTCCGATTGCCGGTGTCCGCGAGATCAGCATGAACGTGCGGCTGTATCTCGAAAACATTGCCAACGTGAGCACGTTCCGCGAGCTGGCGCACAGCAAGTCGACCTTCGATGGAAGCCTCGTAATGGGCGACACGGCGGGCTACATCGCTACGTTTGCGCTCAACAATATCACGCTGAATAGCGAAAACTTTGACGACAGCAACCCCGAGTGGACGATCGGGTGGCAAGATAACCTGGCGTCGATGACCGATGCCTCGACCAAGGACGAACTGACCCTCACTCTCACCTAACGGCATGAAGCTGACTTCTACGGTTACCTACACTTCCGAGACGCACCCGGACGTGACGTTTACTGTCCGGGTGCTGAACCTCATCCAGCGAGCCAAGCGCGACCTCGGTATCGCCGATCACCTCACCGCTTACGCAGAAAACGAGCAGAAGCGAGAGGCAATCCTCCGCGACATCTGCGGCGAGGAGAAAGACCCCGCCAAGCGCACGACGCTGGTACAGGCAAGCTCGCGGGCCGCGGAACTCGCCAAGGTGCACGTAGACTCCAACATGATCTACGAGGCGCACATTCAGCCGGCAGAGATCCGCTCGGGGCTGGTGAAAGTCCAAGGGTTGGAGATCGACGACTGCGCTGCTCCGACGGTTGAGCAGGTGATTGCCTGGGCGCCCGACGATCTGCTTCGCGAGATTGCAAAGCGCTGCAATGAAAACGCGGGTATGACGGCGGACCAGCAAAAAAACTAAGGGTTGCCTGGCACTTCTGTCAGGCAGGTGAACTGAAAAAGCCGCGTTGGGATTGCATCAAGTGCAAGAAAGGGAGCGAGTGGAAATCGAGGGGATGCCGCAAGTACTTCCCCTCCGAGTTCAACCCCGACCGTCCCGACTGGTGGCAGCCCCGCGTCGAGGTCGAGCCGGGAAAGCGTTCGATCGGGATACCGGACGTCACCATCAACGAATGCCCGGTTTCCTACATCTCTCCTGAGTCCATGCAACTCGTGGAACTGTTGGGCCGAAACCGAGTCGCGAAGGAAGCTGGGGCGCCGCTATTTGGCCCCAATGCTAATCGGTGGCCGGCATGGTTCCACGACGCGCTGTTAGTCGCCAACGCCGCCGAAAACGCTGAACACGCCGCACGCAACAAGGTGAAGCCCAATGCCGGCAACTGATCGTTACGCACTCATCGTAGAATCGCAATCGCGAGGCGACCAGGAACTCGTCCGCTTTGAAAACGCGCTCAACCGGGCGGGCGATTCTGCCGAGCGCCAAGGGCAGCGTTTTCGCCAATTCTCCCAAAATGCTCAGATCGCTGGCCGAGCGGTCGACGATTACGCTAAGTCGATAGCCAAGTCGGTGGCGGAGATGTACCTGCTCGAGAAGGCAGGCGAAAAGGTGGTCTCGTTTGCGGTTCAGGGCGCGCGGGCCTATGCGGAACACCGGGGCGCAACCGAGCGCCTGGTTGATGGGTATCGGGCCCTGCGGATCGGCATCGCTTCGACCGAGGGCGCCATGGCTGCGCTTACCGCGGCGGGCACCGTTGGGCTAGGCATCCTGATTGAACGAACGCTGCAGTTTGCCAACGCTCAGGCTAAGGTTTACGAAGCGAACGCTTTCGCGGCGGCGCGGTCGCCGAATCGGTCATTTCAATCCATCCAGGCCGGCCAATACCTCGACCGCATCAGCGGGCAGGCAGTCTCTCAGTACTTCCCCGATCCGAATGCCGGGGTAAACACCATCCGGCAGTTCGAGGCGCTGCGCGATCCGCTGGAGCGCATCAAATTCGCCGTCGATAACTTCGGTGACGACGCGGAGAAAGTCTTTCCGCTCCTGAATCGCCGCATCCGCGAGAACATCGACTCCGCTCAAGATCTATCGCGTACGATCGATACCGATACCCGGCGCTCGATCGCAGCGTTCCGGCAGGACATTGGCGCGTTTTCTCAAGTGTTCGACGGGGTGGGCGACAGCTACCGTAGGCTCAAGGAGCAGTTAAAACAAGAAATCACCATTAAGGTTTCGGCGGCATTCGATTTCACGCGCACTCTGGCGCGCCGGCTGCCCGAACTGCCTGGTGAAGAAGCGGGCACCACAACTGACCGTCCGCGAAATGCCGGGGACATCATTTTTACCCCGGAAGATCTGCTTCGGGAGGCTGGCGTTGACCTGCGCCGCCCGCGCGCTCCGGGCAGGCCCCCTGCCGACCCCCGGCTTGTTTCCCGCGCTAGCTCTGCGATGGCCGCGCGGCTGAATACCGAGAGCGGTGTGCGGGACGCGCTGAGCGATGAGCGGAGGCGATTGTCGACGCTCGAAGACTATTTCACCCTCAACCCCGACAAGCGCGGGGATGTCGCCCTACCACTTCTACAGGCCGCCGAGACGGTCAAGCGGCTAGAGGAAAAACTCAAAAGCTTCGATACATCCGCCGCAGAGAAGGCCGCGCGCCAGGCTGCTCGCGTGGTCGAGATTATCGCGGGAATCGGGGAGCGGAACCCCGTAGAACAGGCGCAGTACGCGCGGTTGCGGGGGTTGCAAGACCTCGTGGAAAGCGGCGCGAATCCGGCGCAACTCACGCAGGCAAACGCCCTGTTCACAGGCAACATCGCGCGGGTACTGCTCGAACAGCAAGCTCCCAGCGCGGCGCGCATCCGGCAACAGAATGTGATCCGGTTTCTACCGGAAAACCTGCAGCCGATTGCCGGGTTCCCGAACGCGGTTCGTGAGTTCGTAGCGAACAGCGGCGAACTGCAGGCTTTCGGCGCTCCGATGCGGGCGGCTCAGGCATCCCAGGACCGAGCCATCCTCGAAGGGTCGAACGCGGCGAATGAGCGCAGTGTACAGCGTCGAATCGAGGCAACGCAGCGGCTCACGGATTACGAGGCGAGACGTTTGCAGATCCTGGCCGGACCGGGCGGTGAGGTGTTCGCGCTGGAACGGTCGGTGTCTTTGCGGATGCAGGCGGTAGACCTTGCCGCTCAGTTGGGCGCTCAAATCGACGTGCAGGCCGAAAAGACACGCATTCTCCAAGAGCGGGACTTGGCGCTCCTGGAAATTCAACAACGCCGCGTCCAACAATTCCGGTCCGCTGTTGAGCAATCGTTTGATGCGCTGGTAACACGCGGCGGCGGCGGCGTGGCCGATGTCCTGCGCTCACAGTTTCTCGGGTTTGGGCGCACAGTGACGGGCAACCTGGCCACACAACTGTATAGCGGCGCGTCTGGCCGCCTAACCATTCCCGGACAAACTCGTAGCGTTGTTGATCCGCAGACGGGCAACACGGTGTCCGAACCAACGCTACTCGGCAAGATTCTGGCCAATACCCCGTTCGCTGCCGATCCGCTCAAGACCGCAACCGACCGAAACACGGAAGCCACGAATCTGAACACCGCCGCGCTCATGGGGCGGGCGGGCGCGGGCGCTTCGCTTGGCAGCGTGAGCGGCGGCGCTCTGTCGACCATCCCCTCCGCGCTGGGGCTGCCGTCGTACTTTCCGAAGATCGGCGGGGCTACGCGTTCGAACGTGCTGCCAGGCTACACGGGCACTGCGGCGGATTCCGCGGTTAATCGCGCGGTTAATGAGCAGCTCGGCATCAAGACGCCGATTTCTTCGGACTCTTCGTCGGCCCTAAAAGGCATCGGCGTCGCAGGCATACTGGCGAGCTCTGCGTTCGGGGCATATAGCGGATTTAAGGCGGGAGGCGCTCAGGGCGTGTTGCAGGGGTCTTCCTCTATCCTCGGCGGAGCGGGCGCAATGCTGGCGATGCTGGCCCCAGCCACGGGGCCTTTGGCGCCGATCCTACTCGGCGCTTCGCTCGCGACGGGACTGGGTGCAGCACTCCTGGGAGATCCGAAGAAACGGCGTGACCGTGCGCTCAACAACCTCATCGATTCGGCGCACTATGTGAGCAATACGCCGATGGCCTACGACATGGACCTGTACGGGCGGGGGGTTGACTATGGCGCGAACGGCGGACCACGCATTATTGTCCAGCAGACCATTCAGACGATGGATTCCAAGAGTTTCATCGATCACGCGGATGACATCGCCAGCGCGACCCAATTCGCCATCCAGAACCAGCATGGATTGAATCAGACGATGCGCGAAACCGTGTTGGGAGGTATGTAGGATGGCCAGTTTCCCGACCCCTTTCGCGGGATCGGTCGCGCTCTACCCGGTGACGACGGTCAGCCGTCGCCCAGTGGCTATTCTGCAGTTCTCCGATTTCACTGAGCAGCGCTGGAAGCGATGCGTACCACTGGCGCGATTCCGGCTCGATTTGCAACAGATCACGTACACCGAACTCTCCGCCATCCGGACGTTTTTCGATTCTGTGAAAGGCGGCTTTGATTCAACGTGGGACATAACGCTCAATGGCGTGACCTACACGAACATGACTTTCGAAACGGACACGCTTGAATCGCGCGAGATCGACCAAGGAATTTACAGCCTCACGTTACCGTGCCGCCAGATCGCGGCGTAACTACCAGTCACTCTCCGGTAAAAAAGTAATGTCAGCCTTTCCAACGCTCACGGGCGGCGCGGTTGTATTCCTGCCTTGGACAACAAAGCGGGAGTATCACAACATCCACAACGACATGCCGCACGGCTGGCGCTATTCGTACAACGAACGCGGTACCCCCCTGCATCAGATCATCGTCGAGTATTCCAATTTGAGCGACGACGACAAGCAGACGTTAGAGGACTTTTGGGCAGAGATGGAGGGCTCGTATGGAGAGTTCTCATTCACTGATCCCGATACTTCAGTCGTTCATAGTAAGTGCCGATTCGATCAGGAAGAGTTAGAAATTCAGTACGTTGGCCCTAACCAACACAGCCTTCGAATTGTAATTCAAGAGTACGCCTAATGCCGCTCTCGACCATCAATGCCGCGAAAGACTCCGCGCTGAGTTATCAGCCGCTTGTCGTGGCTACCGTAACTCTGCACGAAGGGACCGTGCTGCGCTTCGCGACTCACCCCCTCA